AGTCAGATGCAAAAGTTTGGTGTCATTGATCTTTCTTCCGTCTACGAGCCGGTTACTCTCATTACACTCAGCGACACGCACTTCGGCGCGCTTGGCTCGGACGTTGACCTTCTCGAAAAGGTGACAGACGAAATCATTAGCGAACCCCGACTGCTCGTAGGATTTCTCGGTGATGCAACCGAGATGGTCGTCAATCAACGGAGCGTCCACGAGGCAGCACAGCAGGTTCTTCCGCCCGATCAGCAATATGATTATCTCGAAAGTTGGCTTGAAAGCGGCATCGCGGAGCACATTGCCTTCTCGACATGGGGCAATCACGACACGATGCGTCAGCAAAAATATGTTGGTGACAGTTCTGTTGCTCGCGCCTTTGCACGGCGCTTCATTTATTATGACGGCATCGGGCATCTTGATCTTATAGTCGGCGGCGAAACATATAAGATAGCCGCTTCCCATCACTTTCGCGGCAACAGTCTCGATCATCCTTGTCATTCCGGCATTCGGTATCTTTTGCGCGAGGATAGCGACCGTGAGATTGCACTGGCTGGTGACAGTCACCGTCCGGGTATCGAACAGGTAATACAAAGCCGGTCAGTGAAGACGGCGATAAACTCAGGAACCATGCATCTCGACAGCCATTATGCGGCTCAGAACTTTTCGCTCTTTACGTCGGATGCCTTCCCTTGTATCACCTTCTACCCTGACCGGCACATGTACAACGTCTACTGGTCGCTTTCACACTGGCGGGCGGAGCAGCGGGCTAAAGACCCCGCCGCCACCTAGACGCCAACCAGTCTATGCAAACACTGGCGGTCTGACCTATCTCTTTGTCAAGGTCAGGCTCGTGGCTGGCTGCATTGGTTCGGCTCTTCGCTTCCGGTGTCGTGCCGAAGTAGCCTTCGACTGCTCGTTGGGCGAAACTGCCCATCATCACCATACCGTCGCGCGTGCTGCGAAGACGCGCACCATCATCGGGTGTAATCTCTTCCCGCTTGATAGCGTCGGCTGCCTCACCGAGTTCCTCGGTGTCAATCGCCAACCAGATCACATCGCTGTGATCTTGCATTTTTCGTGTAATCCATCCACGCGCGGCAGATTCGCGGCGTGCTTCGCCTGACTGCATCAGCCCGTTTTCTTTTGCACGTCGCATATTTTCTTCGTGTGTCACATATTCAAGATTATCAAGGCGCGGGTTTGTCTTATCCGTGTCTATGTGGTCTACTTCATACCCGTCGGGACACGGCCCTAGAAACGCCTCTGCGACAATCTTATGAACATTGACTGTGCGTTTCTTCCCATCCACACATACCTTCGCCGCCCGATAGCCCTTCGCTGTGATGTGAGTTGCAATCTGATGCCCCGGCCTCGCTCCTTGACCGCTCTCGATTCGCATAACGTTTCCAAGATGCGAAACCGCATACAGATTATTTAGTGATGGCACAGGTAGCCAAAACTCTTCGCTGCACCACTTTTCGTTCTGCTTTTGCACGAGCGTTGCGACATAATAAATCGCATCCCACTGCTCGTCAGACAGTTGCAGCGCGTCTCGTTCCTCTTGCGTAATCCGCGACACATCATCCTCACAATCGAATAACAATCGAATCTACAACACCGGCCATCGCGCGTTCATCCTGATCGGTCTGAATCGCTTTCGGTGCCTTCCGCATCACGTCCTCTGGCCGGAAGACAACGCCTCGATCTGTGCAGATGCGAAGCATCTTGTTTTTGTCCTCCGTCACCACCGTCACCTTGTAGGTATACGATTTTTCTTTCTCTCCGTACCCGCGCTCGATACGCTCGATCTCGTCACCCCTCGTCAGTTTCATCGCTTCTGCCTGCCTCATCCTCTTCACCTTTCTCGAACGGCTCGTCCTGCACGACCATATGGCCCCACGAGCGGCCAACTTTTGCCTCGGCAGCAAAGGGAATCTTCGTACCACCGAGCGCCTCATCAGGAACCTGAACCATAACTTCCGTCGCCACTCGCACAGCCAGTTCTATCAGTGCCGGTTCGTTCGGGCATTCGACTAGAATGCTGTCATGCACGGTGTTGACGATATGGCAACCGAGTGACTTCAAGCGCGGTGCCATCTTGATTGCAGAGAGCAACGTCAGATCAGCGGAAAGTGATTGGATAGGGAAGTTGCTCGCCTCGTTCTGCACCGAGTTCTTGTTCTGGAAGTTGATGAGCGGAAAGCGGCGCTGGCGACCGAATGGCGTCTGCAACGTCTTGCCACGCAGCGGCGCATCTCGGCAAAACTGCAAGAAGCGCCATGCATCAGGAAACCTCTTTGCCCAATCCACGACCATCTGCTGCCCTTCCTCGACGGTGCAGCCTATCCCCTTTGCCAATCCATGTCCGGTGCGGCCATACATGATGCCGAAACTAACTGTCTTTGCAATAGTTCGCATCTCCTTATACTCTTCGCCGTTCGGGTCTGCCTCCGTGAACCGCGCGCCGAAGATGGCTGCTGCAACCTCTGAGTGCATATCGCCGCCACTGATGGCCGCGATCAGCGCCGGGTCGCCGCTCATGTGTGCCAAACAACGCAACTCGTGAGCGGAGAAGTCAACCTCGATGAGTACGTGGCCGGGTGGTGCTGCGAAGATGGAACGAACGTCTTTTCGCCGTGGCACATTCTGTAGGTTCGGGTCTGCGGAACTCAATCGTCCCGTTTCTGTTCCGTGCTGCAAGTATGTTGTGTGAACACGACCATCAGGCCCAAGCACACGTAACATCTTTGTAACGTACGTACTCAGCATCTTGTCTGCTCGGCGCATGTCGAGAATTGCCCCAATAAGCGGATGCTTGTCAGACATATCAAGCAGTGTAGCCTTCGACGTGTTGAATGGCAGCGCCGGGTTTGTTGGGCCGATACGAAGCACGTCATAGAGAATAAACGACAGTTGCATAGGACTGCGTGGGTTGAAGTGCGCTGGTTTCTTCTTCGCTCCGCTCGCGCGCATGTAGGCATCGGCGTCCCACACGCCTTTCGAGTATTCACCAACGCGCAAAAGTGCAGCGTCCAGTTGACTGTTCAGTTCTTCGGCTAGTTTCTCGACCGCTTCAATGTCCAGCCACAGGCCGTGCATCTCAACGTCGCGGAGAAAGTTCGAGCCGGGAATAAGGATATTTGTGTAAAGATCACCAAGCCCGCGCTGTGCGGTCAACTTTGGCTTGAAATGATCGTACAATTGTAGCGTGTAATCGCAGTCGCGGGCCAGATACGGATAGAGCACTTCGACCGGAATGCCTGCAAACGATGGATGTGGATTCGCCACCGACTTCTTCAGGTACGGTTTCAGCACGTCTTCGTACTCGCTCGCTCCAAGCAGTTGAGTGCTTAGTTCCTTCAAGCCGTGTCCTCGATATTCGTCCAGCGCGTAATGCATCAGCATCGTGTCTTCATCCACCCGCGCGGGCAGGCCACGCCGTTGTAGGAACTGCGTGTCGAACTTGCCATTGTGCCATACCCATCGAATGTTCGGGTCAGCCAGCGCATCATGCAGTTCGTTCAGCATCCAATCTGGAAAGACGAAGACCTGATTGTTGCCGACTGCCACACCCATACAAAGCACAGTGTCGCGTGTCGCGTCAAGGCCGGTTGTCTCAATGTCGGCAGCGACTACGCCCGCTTTATGCATTTCGATCAGCGCCCATTGCAACGCGCCTGACGATTCAACAACCTCGAAGCGCGTTTCGCCGGGGTCATTCACTGCTTCGCCCTTCCACAAGCGCACGGCATATGCGAGGTCATCTTTGAACTTACGATGCTCGGCGGGAATGCGAAGCACAGCAGCCGGGTGCAGTGTTGGCACAACCAAACCAAGATCAGTCTTGATAGCCGTGCCGCGCGCTGTGGTAATATGCAAGGAGTGATTGCCAGTTAGTGATCGAAGGGCTGCGTTTCCCAAAGCGACGATGATGCGGGGCGCATTGAGGGCGCTGATTTCAGCATTGACTCTAGATCGGCAGGCGTCAATGGCTTCCCTAGTTGGGCCGCTACTACTGGTAGGTTGACAACTAAGTGCGTTGGTTCGGAAGACCGGCGTGCCATCAGGTAGCCCAATCCGACGCAAAGTGCTCCACAGCAACTCGCCGCTAGACCCAACAAAAGGCCGTCCCGTACCGAGTTCGACCGCTCCGGGAGCCTCTCCCACGACGACAAAACGGGCATCGCTTGGGCCGTAGCCTCGAACGCATCGCCCCCCATACACACATCCGTCGCATCCACCACCATTTGTAATCTCCTTCATCATAGCCACCCAAATACGTGGGCTATCTGAATAGATAGCCATATGAGAAGAACCCACGTTGGCACCATTAGCATACCAATAGCAATCAGCCAGCAGCCATTATTCGGGCTTCCGCCTGATGGGGGTTGGTTGCTTCTCTGCGTCCTCTGGAATGTCTTGTCCGATTCCTCCGGCAGCAAGCGCGGGCCTTCGTATGGCAACTGTTGTGTCTGCATCGCTCACTCCTAGATACGCATTGATAACGCGAACTCGATCATCCTTCTCAGTGATAATCAAACGCGGAATCTGTCCGCTCGCGTCTCGGTTCAGCGAGAGGAACATTTCTATATTGTCAGCATGAACATAGATAAGCGGGATGAAGTCGAGGTCAACGATTGCACCCTCGCCACGGAGCCATACCCTGTTCGGCATCTCCATCTCCTAGAAGAAAGGCGGGGCGATGCACACCCCGCCCGACGTTCCATGTGAAACGATTAGTTGAACAGGCCGACGCCATCAGTTTCGGCAGGAGCGAGCACTTCCTTTATTTCGTTGCGAACCTGTCCCTCGTAGTTAGATGTACCCAGTTTCACCTGACCGGCGCGACCAATCAGTTCGCCAGCATCCCGGCGCGGATTGAAAGTGCGGCCATCCTCGATGAGTTCCGGGGCGATGCGAAGCAGGGTGCGCTTGACACGGCTCATCGTCGTCTCACCAAGCACGAGCCTGTCCCATCCTTTCTTCGTCTTGCCAGTTTCCGGGTCGCTGATTTGCCAAGTGCATGTAATCATCGGGTTGCCGGACGCCTTCGCCAAACTGAACACCGCGTCCTCGATGATTGCCGGGTAAATGCCATTCGACCATACTTCGCCCATCTGGTTCTCGTTGACGCCAGAGAAGTCGAAGTTCCAATCCTGCTCCTCGACGCCCTCGCCGTTGTCTGCGAGCATCGTGCGCTCGAAGTTGTCGTTGATCGTTGTCGTGCTCATCGTGTTGTGTCCGTTCTCCGCTGTTGCGGTTTTCTTAGCCATTCGTCACCAACTTCATCACGTCCGCCATCGTTGGGTTGTCAAGATAGTCAACCTTCGCAGTGGAAAAGCGGTTCTTCGCCTGAATGCGCTCGGTTGGCTGCAAGAGCAGACGGCGCAAGGTTTCGCCCTTCGGCGTCTTCGTGCTCGCGTAGTATCCGACAACATCGAGGAAGCCCTGAACATCGTTCGCCAGTTTGCCGGGAAGGTTCGGGCGCCGGTGCTGCATCTTCCGCTCGTCTTCGACAACCTGATCGGAGCAGATGAACAGGACGTTCATCGGCAGATCGCGGAAGGAACGAACAAGCAAGCGAATCATCTCTGAGTTTCGGCCCCATTCAGCAAACTGAGGCTGCTCCATCTCACGGTCAAGCCGCTGCGTGCCAATCTCGACACCGAGCAGTTGATACATGAGATACTTTTGAATCTCCGTCAGCGAATCGAGCACGACCGTTCGATACTGCTTCGGCGTCTTCGGTCGCTCGCCGCGCACCGTTTCTTCGAGATCGAGCAACTTTTCGGTATTGCCTTCGTCTCGATAGCGGCAGTGAGCACGCAGGTATTCGTGAACCTGCGTGATTGCCTTGTAGGAGTTGATACGGATTGTGTCAATGTCGTGCCGGTTCGAGATGGACATACCGCCCGCCTCGGCGTCAATGAACAGCACGTCCGCCATGCCGGGAACGTCCTGTGCGGTGGAAGCGAGCACCGTTTTTCCGGTGCCGTATGGCCCATAGATCATACCCTTGATGTAGCGATGCTCTCGTTTGACCGATTCGACCCGAAAGGCCGGGGCTGGTCGCGCGGTTGGGGCATCGGCTTTGGGTAGAGCATCAGTGCGGTTCGCCCGCTGTTGAATAGTCTGTACCACGTAAGCCTCATTTCATAACCCATCGTGCCGGTTGAGCATTTCGTTACATAGGGCAGTCCTTTCCGAAAACAAGTAATCGTTCGTCTTATGTCCGCCATCACCGAGCGGTAGAAGAAGTGTAAACCCACATCACTGGAATGTCAATATGGTATACTTGTCTCCTAGCCAGCGGTGTCCGTTCGATTCGGGCCGTGACCAGCATCAGAAGGCGCGTCGTATAACTAGGGAGTACGCTGGTGATTATTTCCACCGAGCAATCATAAACGGTAGTAGATCGCGCCACTGAAAGAGCGCGCCTTCCTCGACAACCAGCCAGCCTTTGCGTTGGCAGAAGCGCGCTAATGCCAACTCAATGTCACTCAGTGCATTGAGTGTCTTCGCCCACTGCACTTCGAGCGCGCCGCGCGCATCACATGGCACGCAGTAGTAACAGTTCGGCGGAAAGTCGTAGCCGACAACCGGCAGCACCAAGCCATACACATGTAGTAGATCGCCAATCTTTTGCGGTAGCGGGTTCGTGGCAATGGCGCGGTCAATCGCTACAACACGTCCGCCTGTGTGTTCGATTATGCCGACACCATTACTGAAGTGCGCTGTAAGCATTCCGTTCGGGCGAAAAGCCGGTCGTGGAATAAGCATTATGGTGCTCCGTTCGGTTGTGGCGTGGGCGATGCAATGCCAACACTTTTGTTCCACGCCACGTAGTACAGCGTGTATGGCCCTGAGATCGTCTCTGCCGTGCATGAGCGCGTCGGCGTCACCACGCACGGTTTCGGTGGCGGCGGCGGTGTATAGGTCACGTAGGCGCGAACCGAGAGAACAGCAGCGACGATCAGGCAAATAATCAGCCAGTAACCGACAGCCACGACGATCAGCCGTGCCTGTTCCGTTACCTGCGGTTCAGGCGGCAGGGTATTAGTTGTGTCCATAGTTCTGTACATCTTCCGCTAACTGCTTTCGCCAGTCTAGTTCTCGCTTCGGCGCGAAGTTGTGTTCGAGCATCCAAGCAACGTCGCTACCGTCATCCATTCCTACGCACACATCAACGAATGGGCAGTCCCACGGACAGTCGCGCGTTGGGTTTGGGTAGAGCAGCACGTTCGGGTCAGTCATGTCGAATGATTCTTCCATGATCTTCTGTGCTTCGGCATTTACCTGATGTTCGTTTCTTCGTACTACGTCTCTACGTATTAGCGAATCTCCGTCTGCGCTCTCTTGCGAGATGAGATAGGCAACAAAGTCACTATACTCAGCCGGGACGGTGCCAAACGTCTCGATGAGCGCCTGCGTATAGAACTGCGAGGTCGTGGCTTGGCTTTTGTTCTTTGAGAACGTGCCGTTCTTCAGCCGCTCCGGTGGCTGCGGCATTTCCTTCTTGAACTGCATATACACCATACCCTCGAAGGCTTGCCCATACAGGCTTTCAGCCGCTAAGCAGTATGCGCTCACCTGCGGGTCAAGCGCCAGTTTCGCCGTGTCGAACTTCTTGACGAACTTATAGTCCATCACGAACAGCCTACCCATCGAATCGGTCACGATGCGGTCGAAGACACCGACGAACTGCACACCCTCATACAGCGGCAGTTCAAAGCGAACCTCAACCTGTGGTACGCCATCAATCCATAGTGTTTTGTATTCGTTGCGATGCTTCAACCATTCCTGATAGTAGTCAAGGATTGCTTTACCGAGCGGGTATAACTCAGCCGCATCAGTAGGCAAGTCTTGGGGTGGCGTGTGCGCGCCGAAGAAGCGAAGCGCCTCTTTCGGGTCGCTGCCGAACTTCTGATAGCCGTGAAAGTCTTCCATCGCAAAGTGCATCGCAGAACCAAACCAGAGTGGGCCAATGGCGCTGTCGCGTGGTGCCAGTCCTTGACGAAGGCTCGAAGACAAGTCCCACTTGCGTCGGCACCTTTTGAAAGTAACTCGATCAGAGTGGCTTATGTTCTGCATCTAGTATTCCTTCACTTCCACACTCAGTTCACGCGCTTTGCAGTACGCTTGGTCGCAGAGCAGCGCGCCAACCTCGGTGTTCCACCATGTTCCAGTCAGAATGACCTTCCGCTCATGAATGCCCTGCAAGTGAACAATATCGGGAACGTACACATAGTCGCGCGGGTCAAGAGCGAATGTGTGCAAAAACGAAACGTACTGGTTGTATGTTTCTGCTACCACAAGCGTCTTCTCTCTTCGCGGTGGTAACTTCTCTGGTACGCCTGTAACATGCGCTACAACGTCCCGAAGTCTATTTCCCACTCTGGCGTTCTCCATTCGTCTACGAAGCGCGTGCGCTGTTTTGCGCGGCCAGCATCGTCTGGGTGCAG